CCTGTGAGTTTATACGAGTTTATCACGATCAAGACAGCGCCGATACAAATGTTATTGACCCGATCGCGGAGGGTGTTTCTGGGTACGCCATCGGAGTAGTTTGTGCAGCGCGAGCATATATCCAAACGCCTTGTGTACCACCCGAAGTAGCGGCTTGATCGGTACCCCACCACAAGCCAACAGAGTCTCCAGCCTGAAGTTCAAACACGACTTCTGAATAGCCGCAAATATAGGACGGCTTGCCCGTGCTTTTCCGAGCCGGTACCGTGAAAATAGTTGTCGAGTCTGCCACGTCCGCAGCGGATGTGTTTCCATTAACTCGAAGCCAACAGATAACGTCGTGCACTGCGTTGGCGTTGTTGGCGAGTTCTAGGCTGTACGTGATCTTGTACACCCCTGCGTACTGGGCAGTTGCCGTGTTGTTCGCGTTGAGTGTGAAACCCAAAAGAGACGAAGTGTCGCTCCACTTCACAACAGTTGGCGTATTGTTTCCCGTGGCGTACTGCTCCGGGTAGTAGATGGCACCGATGTGGGGGAACTGTATGGTCTGGCCGTAGTTCCCGTCCTGAAACGTACTAGCAAGAGCCACCAGCTGGTCCATCAAGTTTTTGAGCTGGTTAAAATATAGGCGCAGAACGCTGTTATTCTGGTCGTGGTACCTTTCCTCGTACCCTTTCGGGGCGAGAGGTAGACTTGGTGGAGCCGGGCTAATTAAAGGTACTTCTTGTGTCATTTCTACCGCCTTCCATCAGGGCGCAAGTCGAGGCGGTTTGTACCCAACTGCCACATGACCCCGAGATCGTTCGACTCAACCCTGAATGAAGCCTGACGCCCACGTACACGTATCCACAGCTGGTTAGTAAAGGAATCCACAGGAGCGCTCGCTACGCGCTCAACTGCCCGTGAATCGCTCTGGTCAAACGCCGAGCCGGGGAAATTACGCGCTTTCAGTGTGAAGGTCACTTTCGGGTTATTGGTGCTTGACCCGTCAAACGTAATGTCCGGAATAATCCGTTTAATAAAGCTGAACTTGTCCCCATCGTCGATGTCGAAGTCAGAAGATTCGATATACGCAAAAATAGGGCTAGGAGGGTTGGTTGAGCCGTCGTCATTACCGACTTCGTGCTGATATACGTACCCGTCATATCCCGCCATAAAGATACCGCCCCCAATGGAGCATGCGCAGTTAGCGGACCGTACGAGCTGCCCGTAGTACCAGATATTCTCAAGGTAATTAAAAATAACATACCGATCGACCGAATTAGAGTTGGCCGAACAATAGTGCCACAGGATCTCACCAAACTCCTCGTTATGGCCGACGTAAGTCTGCAACGCCTGCGCCATGTTAATGTCACTAAACACGTACCTACGAAGGGAACAGGGGAGCGTTTCGACTCGACCTGAGTACGCATAAAACCTGTCGAGGCCCATCCAGTACGTAACGTTGTTCACCGTAATCACAGCGTTCGGGGAAATCAAAGTGCTGTTACTGGATAAGGTTTGGAGACTGAACGTATACGGCGCACCGATGTACTGTAGCGAATGGAGTGAGGCGTCTGTAAAAACAAGCGTTTCCTGTCTTGTAGGGGCCGCCGCAACGATATAAGAACCTAGCGGAACCCGGAGATCCCCCGCCGAATTGGTCGCTGTTGGGGTCCACATAGCCGGGTCTTCTTGGTCAGACCACCGAATAAGCAGCGGGTCTTGAAACGTTTCACCAACAGCGTTGGTACCGTAGGCAACAACGTGCCGTTCATCAGTAACCGTCACAAAGTTTGAAAACAAAGGGGTATCTGAAGCACCGGGCAGTCGGGAAAAAGGTATGGCTTTATTCGCAGAGGAGTAGCCCAAAGCGGGAGTCCAGTAAAACAGCTGCCCACCACGCACGTTTGCTACGAGGTTCTCACCAAAATTATCAAATATCCACAAACGCAGCTGGACACGAGAAGTGGCGGATACGTCAACGCCTGAACCCCACGTGCTGCGACCCCAGCCGCCTGCACCCCAGCCCGGGCCACCCGAAGCGTACTCAACGCCGTTAACGAGCAGAACTTCTACAACGACGTTAGTACCCCCGCCATTATTCACGGTGCTGGTTGCTGGTGCAGAGACTTCAATTTCAAAATAATCCGCACTGGGGATAGCCGTAACTACGTGCTCTTTGTTAAGCAAAGACGCCGATACCCCACCAACAGCTGTACACCCGGATATAACAATAAAGCTGCCAATCTGTGTATTGTGCGATACGCAATCAACCCGCACGGTCGCTGAGCCGTCGGTTGTAGAAATCGGGTTATCCAACGTGGAGATAACCATGGCAGGGGTTATATCAAAAATGTCCGCACCGCGCAGCATCTCAAGTTTCAAATGGGTCCCGAGAGCCATTAAGCGCTCGCCGCTTAAGCTAACCCAACGGAACATGCCCCGGCATACGCCGATAAAAAGGTTTGCGGAATACTTTGCCCAACCACCCATTTTTTCCGGCGTTCCTGAACGGAACCGCACCCACTGCATATTCCACCAACCACCTTCCGTAGAGTAGTCTGTATTTTCTTTGTTAATACCGGGGCGGAATTTATAGGCTTTTAATGTCATGGGGCGTCCTTAGGTACTGCCAAGGTGGTTGTGATAGCACATTGTAGAGCTTACGCGGCCATTTCCAAAGCTTTCTTACGCACTTCTTCACCGCGTCGAGTCCAGCCACGACCGAAAGTACCGAACGTAGGTAACGACTCCCAAAACTTCTGGCGGCGGTTGCAGATGATGTCGATCAGCTCGCGGGTAGAAAGGGCGCTATTATCAACAGAAGCAAGAGTAACAGGGCCAATACGGCCATCAGCAGTAGCCCCCACCGCGCTCTGAAGGAATTTTGCGGCGCGTCCGGGTCCAGAATTAACAGCGATATCGAACACAACATAATCGACACCACTAGGCAAATCATCGCATCGACAGACATTCCAATACCTCTTTAGGTAAAATGGTTTCACGACATCTGGAGTCAGTGCTTTGATATCGTCTTTAGTTACTTCGTGCCCTACGTAGTCTTCCCACGCTTGTTTGGTAACCCCGAGATTTGTAGCACCGCCCGGATCTTTCGGATGATCAACATAACCCCCTTCGTGCTTGAGGGCTTCCTTTAAGCAAGCGTCGAAGTTACCTTGCATTATTTTCTCCGGTTAGCCCAAATGTCCGCGACCTTCTCCATACCACGAGAGCCGAAGTAGAACGAGAAAGCGAGCATACCCCACTGACCTAGCAATTCAACGTACGCGGTCTTAGTATCTAAATCCCATACCGAAGCTGTGGCAAATACGATGTATGCCGAGAATAAGGCGATTAGCATCATAGGACGGATGTTTTTAGAAAGCCATGAGTCACTTGCCATATCCGCTTGTTGGCGCTTGGTTAGCTCCTGCATTTCAGTCATGTCTGCTTGAAGATCGGCAAGTTTTCCTTCTTGGGCGAGCTTAGCTAGCTCCAGTTGGGCCTTCGCTTTTTGCTCCGGGTCAGGGATCAACTTGTCGATTAGCTTACCGCCAATACTTAAAACGCTATCTAACCAAAACATATTAAGCCTCGAAAGTAACCGCGATAGCGGGGACAGAAGTTGCGTGGATCGCGACAGATTGGGCTAAGGTTAGGGGCGCTCCACAATCGGCACAGGTGTCAGCAGCAATCTCATCAAGGGTTAGGTCATAACCACACGCGGCACACACCTTTTTAATCTCGGTAGCGCAATCAACTACGACACCATCTACTTTTACGGCTTGTTTAGTCTCGATCATTTTATGCAGTCCGTGTCCACATCTTAACGACGATGTATGGTTGAATATTAGCGTTGGTGCCGCTGGAGCCTGTAGAGTCAGAAGTACCTGTAGAAGTTACTGTGTGTGTATGATCGCCCACTGCATTTACGCTAATACCTGTAGTTGATGTGCTTGTTGCATAATAAGAGGTGGAACCGCCAGCACCGTTACCAGAACCAGAACCAGACTGATACGCATTGTGTGAGTGACCGGGATCGTTTATGCTATGTGTGTGTCCGCCTGCTGCTGAGGTTGTTCCTGACACAGTTAAAGCATGTGTGTGTGCTACAACAATAGCGTCTTTACTACCACCAGTCTCGCCGAGCGTATCGAACAGCGCGTCACCAGTATCTTGCCCAACCAATACTTTACCCGAGCCGATCTCTACCCATGTACCAAACCCAAGCAGAGTAGCGGGGTTCGTGATGTTTGCGGTGTTGGTATATAACGTACCGACCGGATAGATAGCTTGTAATGCTGCTTGGACAAAAGCGGTTGTTGCTATTTGTGTGGTGTTCGTGCCGTACGTAGCAGTGGGGGCGGTGGGGGTTCCACCAAGTGTTGGGGATGTCAGATAATTTAAGCTGGTGTGGCAGTTGGTTCCGTCACAATACAACTGAAGGACGGCTCCATTAGGGACCGTAACACCTGTACCCCCTGAAGTTTTAACGACGATGTTCTGACCGCCCGTCGTGCTGTTCTTAACAATGTACAGCTTTTCAGCTCCGGGGATAATGATGTTACGAGCCCCTGTCAGCGTTGCGATCGACGTTACGATAAGAACCGCGTTCCGCGCTTGGTCAACCGACCCGTTAAGCGCAGTCAGCGTGTAGTCCACGTCCGAGATGGGGATGTTCTGAACACCCGTAATAGCCTGCTCCAGCAGCGCACCGAGGTTAGAGTTCGTCGTGTCGCCCCACAAACCGGACTGTTCGCCAGTACCAATAAGTTCGAGACGTAGGGTGGGTGAATATGTACTCGCCATTA